GATATTAACGTCAAGACCTGCGAATGGTGGAATGATACCAAGTATGCGAAGTAATCCATCTACAAATAGTGCGAGTGCAGTGAAACCAAGTATCATTGATATGATAGTTGCATCACGATTGTGTTTACGCATAGACTCTTCATCTATGCGTCTTGCTTCTGCAACAGCAGCAGCTATCATCAGATCAACTTCTTCTTTAGTATAACAAAGACTTTTGATCTTTTCTTCTGTCATTGTATCATACGTATACTATATCTAGTTCTTCATCTATACCATCTGCACTTCTTACAACTTGTAATACTGACATAAACTCATCTGCACTATCGCAGGTAACTGTTTGACAAGAACCATTAGATCCAAAAATATCAAACTTTCTAGAAGCGAGAGTCACTCGAATCTCATCTACGAATTCTTCAAGGTCGAGTTTTTCAGTCATGATTTTTTTAGTTTACAACTCAGTATAGCACAGATGCTCAGATATCGCAAGGGATATCATCCACAACAGGAAGTGGTTTACTGTCAGCAGTCACTTCATAGTATGCATTGATAGGTCCACCAGAAGCATTACGTATAATAACTTTTGCACCATACTGGATACTATTTACAAATAGTTCTTGAAATACTCCAATCGGGGTAAGTTGAACGTGAATAGTTTCTGGTTCAATATGTCCTCTCCAAGTTTCTGGCAATTCAATAATGCCATCGACTTTTACTGTGCCACGTACTTCCATAATCTTATATGTTTTCTATATTATAGCATACTTGTCAACTAGTGACAGTTCTTCTTGGTCCTTTATACCTTTCATCTAACAAATTTCTTTCGGGATCTTGTGGATCAAAGTTTCTATGATTAGGATCAGGATAATCTTCCCATGTTGCCCCTTCATACTCCACATGTAATGGATTGATATCTTTTCTCTCACCACATATCATATAAAAACAATCAATAGAAGTATCAGATTCCAATACAACCTTTTCATTATTAAACTCTTTTACAATAATATTCTGTTGTGTTCCAATAGGAGTAAGTTGGACTGTTATACTATCTTCATGCACTAGATCTTTCCAATAAGAAGGTAATGCAATTTCTGTACCTGTTTTGATTCTACCTCTACAGTAGACTGCCACCTCTGGTCCTTCAATACATGCATAGGCAAGTCTATGTCCTTCACCTTTACTAGGGTGAACCATATCAAAAACTTTACCTAAAGAATCAGCAGTTCCAAATCTAGAAGCAAGTCTACCCTTATTCAAGCAATCAACAGCACCTGTAACAAAAACATCACCATCAATATAAACAGCATTCTCTGCCTCTTCACCAATTATTTCAACATCACCCTCCACTTGAACTGCTCTACCACTCACACCAGGACTCCATTCTCCAAGTGCAGTTCCCACATTCAAAGTTCCCTTTGCAAACCCACCTTTATGAGCACCCAAAAATGAAGGTCCAGTAGCAACTAGAGTGCCATCGAAGGGTTTATCACCATTCAAAGTCTCTACTGCTTGGTCTAATTTTGCTGGTTCCTCTACACCAATGTAGATTTTACCAGACTCAAGGTCTCTAATACCTGCCATGTTATCCTGAAACTATAGTTTTTAGTGGTGCAACAAGTGCATCTATTGCTGTACCAAATGTTGTTGGTACGAGTTGAGAGAGTGGTTCATGTATTCGGACAATATTTCCTACAATAAATGTCCAACCCTCAGAGTGTGTAAGAATACTACACTTAGCATCCAGTACAACATTCTCTGATTGTACTATAGCACGATTGTTTGCATCTATGTTTATATCATGTGCTGCCTTTAGTGTAATATCTCCTTCATCTGCATTCTTCGACTCCATCCTAATATCATTTGCATATACAGAGAATCTACCATCAGCTTCTATTATTATATCTCCTGCAGATCTTATGATAAGTGGTGCTCCAGGACATGTTTGTAATATATTAGAACCCTGCTCTGCAGTAGCATCATCACTGGATCTCATTTCAAATCCACCATCTAAGAAGAAACGTAAAGCAGCACTAGACCCACCATACAGACCAACCTGTCTCTTTCTTAGAACATTCTTATCTCTTTCTCTTCCTATACAGAGTTGACCATCTTCAGAATGGTTTATAATAATAGGTGGTACATTTGCCATTAGAAACCTCTTGGGCAATCAATAACCCTAATAAGTTGAACGTCTGTTGTAATAGGATCCTTATAATCCTTTCTCTTCACAAACTTAGTTATAGGTCTTATTATAGCACCATAACCTGTCTTTGTTTTGAGGGACAACTTAGGAATACTTGTAAGTCCGAGATCACACGTTCCAGTAGAACCAATAATTCTACCCTTCTCATCAACCTCTAAACTCAACTCTCCTCCATTCTCAGTTACAACCTTATCACCATCAGCATACTTCATTCCTGTAGTAACAACTTGTATACCTGTTACCTCTCCCAAAACATCTTCACCTTCATCGGATGAAGAAATTCCAGAATCATCATTGATAACATTAGTACTATCATTTATGTTATCATCTTGCAGTTCTGGATCATCCACTACTCCAGTAACAGGATCAACACCACCAGTTTGACCACCACCAGTAAGAGTTCCACCAGTAGTTAGAACAGTACCATCAGCAGCAATTTGAGTACCATCACCAGCAGTTGCAACAACAGGATCATCTGGAAGAGGTGCAATATATCCACCACCAGGATTTGTTATTACTACATTAGTAATCTGCCCATAAGTAGGTGACTCAGGATTTAGATCTACATCAGCAGTACCAGTAGCACCTTTACCAGTACCACAATTATCTACAAAACTAACAAATGGTTTCTTAGTATAACCTATTCCTAGATCATCCATACTAACACCAACTACTTCACCAATAGAGTTTATAACTGCTTTACCTGCAGCACCAACTCCACCACCACCAAACAATTCTAATTTAGGTGGACCACATTCTTTCTGGAATGGATTACATCCACCTACAAGTGATGACATTTTATTCAATGCCATAGACTCTGCTGCAAACTCTTTTGCTGATGGAATAGACGTAATATTACGACCTAAACCAGTAACCTTTTGCAATCCTGTTTCTATATCAAGACCTATTACATCACTTAGTGCTCCTGCAGGATTATCAATAGCACTCTTTACTTTAGATATACCAGGGAACATACCTTCAAGAGTACCACCTATAATACCACCACCTAAAGCATCACCTAAAGCATCTAATCCAGTCATACTACTTAAATTCTTAGCAAGTCCTAACGATCTACCCAAATTAAGTTTCTTCTTAGGATCAGCACCAACATTAGTTTTCCAATCAATTGGTTCAGGTTCACACTCATTACCTTCACACTCTAAGAACTTCAAACCAGTTTGAGCAATCTTGAGTGCCTTATCCATAAAATCACCGAAAGGTGGTAATGATATACCACTCAAACCATTAATAGCATTGACTGCTGGACCAATTAGTCCTTGAACTTGGTCAGTAATATCAGAGATCAAACCACCAATAAATTGTTCTGCTGCACACAGTGGCATCTGAAGTAAATTGCCAACCATTCCTTTCAAGAAATCACTAACAAAATTCTTCAATCCATTGATAACATTCTCCATCAAACAATAGACTGTATCCTGTTGTTTCTTTACCTCTAAATTTTTGATAAGATGAGAAGGATCTAGAAAATTTACAGATTCATTGACTTGTTTATTGACCTCCTTGAACATCTCCTTTCTAGCTTGTCTAATAGTTGCAGAGAATCCACCTGCAATCTTGTTAGAAGTTCTTTCAATCAACAGATCCATATTGACAATTCTGTTTATAACAGGGTCAATGTGTCCATCTTTATACTTCTCATATCCACTTACCTCATCAGTAAATGCCTGTAAAATTTTTGCTACATCACCCAACGCTCCTTTTGGATCAGCACATTTCTGTGCTTTCCTTACCTCAGTTGGTTTATTATCATAATGTTTGTTTATATTATCAATGTAGACATCATTCTCTTCAGATGGTATCGGATCTTCTTCCTCTTCAGGTGTAATATCATTACCAGACTTCTCACTATTACCACCTCCAGTACGTTCTGCCTTTGCTAATGCTACTGTCTCTGCATTAGCTTCACCAACTTTAAGTTCATGAGTTGGTTTATCTAATATTTCTACAGATGAATTACCACCACCTCTAACTCTTTTCCTATATTGACTAAAAGTTTCACCTGGTTTCCTAAGACCTGCTTCACCCACAGCCGTTTCAGGTTGTTCTATAATCTGAGTGTTACTATCAGGTAATCCACCTACATCGTTTTGTTTCTTACCATGAGTAGGAGTTATATGTTTTCCAGTCTCTATACTTGTATCAGCAGTAAATGGAGTGAATCCTGAACTGCCAGCCTCCATGACCTGTTCCCAAGTCTTATATGGAGTTATATTACTATTAGCATAAAAGGATCCTACAATGACTGGTTGTTGTCCTTCGTCACCATCCAAGAAGAAACCAAATACAGTCTCACCACCTTGCACTGCAAAACTAGTTCCACTATAATTATGTCCAGCACCCATACTAGGTGGTACTAAGAAATGAGCCCAAGGTAAGTCTTTATCATCAATACCACCCTGCTTTTTATTATCACCAGGATGATGACCAAGAATCCTTACCTTTGCTCTAAATCCATTATTACTATTCTGATTCTGTTTATCCCGCCAGGCTTTATCAGCAGTTACCTGTCCAATGAACCAATGGAAACCGTCTTTACCTGAAAAATTTATATTTGATCGGGATTGCTCAAGCATTAGTCGTCATACACTCTACACTCTAAAGAATCAGGATGATTGTCACAATACACTTCTAAATGCTTATCCTCATGGCGTGTGTGCCAATCGTTTATCTTACCTTCATTAGGTACGACTTCTTCTTCTGTGTGATCATGGAATGCATCATTGTGCATTTCCAAATCCTTTTCAGTATATTCAATCATGCCATGATTGACATGCTCCTTATGATCTTTGGGATCAATATAAACCTCATGGTTTAGGTCATGTTCTGGAACTTTAGTTGTCATGTTAGCGTCCTTCGTAAGGTAAGTAAGAATCTCGAACCATAGAAATACCAGTGTAATCTCCACTTGCAGACCCAAAGTCATGAGCCAATCTAACAATCATGTATTTTCCAGCATTAGAATCTTTTCCTTTTTGAGTTGGTTTTTCAATATTTAGTCTAGGTTTTTCAAGTTCTATAACTTGACCAACTCTCAAATTCAAATTCATAGGTACTGTAATTTCACATAATTGAGAAAATAATGCAGAATACCTAGCAGAAGCTTGTGATTGATAGACTGCTTGATCTTGTGGAGTTTCCCTTTTTTTACCTCTCCAGTTAGGAGTCATGGTGGCATTGTCAAGTGTTCCAAATGTTATTCTAGAATACTTTTCAGATACACTTTCAGGAATCAATACATCTTCATTTGCTGTTTTCAAGTCTTTTAGACTTTCTTTAGCAGAATACTCAGAAAAAACTGGTTCTCTTGTGATTATATTATAATAGTAGTTTGCTGTCTTGTATGCCCCTGACCTCAATTTCTTTAGGATATCATGACTTTCAGTCCAGACAGGTGATGCAGTAAGTGATAAGTTATTATCTTCTAAAAGATACTTTCCAGTATATGCGGAATATATTTGCCATGGTTCAATATTTACATTCTCCATATCCATAATTTTATCTATACTCTTAAAGTGGTATCCATCTTGATCCTCATAGAATAGATATCCAGCACTTCCCTTGGTTGTTCTCAAAAATCCAGAATTAGGACTAATTGCTTTAGGACAGAGTGAAGTAATCATAAAAAGAGGTCTTTTATAATTACCAGTAAAATCACAATTATTTCTAGTTTCATCGATGTCAATCCTATCCTCTGGGATCTCCATTTTTTTAGTCAATATTTTCTCTACAGTATTTGATATCTTTCCTCCATATTTTTCCCAAACTCTTAGGGTATGATTAGAAACTGCATGTTTAGTCTCTAAAGTCAACACATAAACTTCTCTCTTTTGATCTGAAACATTATCAGAAATATTTGTTATAATCAATGGTACTGAAGATTCATTCCATATAAAATTCTGTTCTTGTACACTAGGATGTTCAATTTCTAAATGCACAGTCATGCCACTCCTAATTGGAATAGCAGCTAAAAAACCATAGGTATCAGTTATTACTACCTGTAAATGAATACTAGAATCTATTATATCCTCATAATATTTTATTCCACCAAGTTGTCCCATTAAACCTATTGGTTCACCACCACCCTCAGGGATGATATCAAATTGCTTTATCTTATGACCTCTTGACCATAAACCTTTGTTTGCCATTATACTGTAAACAACCCAGTCATCTGAGCATATTTAGCGACAACATCATATGGATTGACAGTATTAGATGCAATTGGTGTGTCTGAAGACGTATCTATTATCTGTGGTACTATAACAGTTTCAGGTTCTCTGTTTATAACCAATAGATTTGAACTTGGTAAGTCCTCATTAGGAATGATCTCACCACTAGCATCAGGCACAAACAATTCTTTACCTATCTCACCAACGATATATGGTTTACCTGCCTCAACTCTACCACCTTCTTGCTTGAATACTTCAGGTGGAACATTCATATTTTTAGCAGTACCTGTAGGATCTACAGAACCAAATCGTTTTGTTTTTTGAAATTTACTACCTTCTCTTCTTAGTTGCTTTTGTATTGCTTCGAGAACACTCAAATTTGGATTATTTTTTAGACTTTTTCTCAATACTTGAGGATTGATATTTACTTTTTTAATATAATCGGCAAAATTTTGATTGACAACTTTGGGGTCTAAAGATCCAGATTCTTTTATACCTTTAAAGAGATTCTTCAAGTAAGAGTAACGATCTTGTCGAGGTTTTACTACATTTGTTCTTAGTGGACCTCTTGTAAACTGTCTAAGAACACCTTGATTGTTGAATCCAGTTATTCTCTCAGGAAATAATACACTCTTTCTTCTTATACCTGCCAGTATATTATCAATTCTTGTCATCAATAATTCATTAGCACCCTGCCTTTTTATAATACCTACTCTAGATTGTTTAGGGAAATTACCACCTTCAACTGCTCTGCTTATTCTTTCCGTTATACTTTTATTTGAAATATTTTTTATAACCTTTCCAGAACCCACTGTTACTCCAGGTGTTGAACTAATTCCACGACGCAACATTACAGATCTGGG